TATGGTGCATTGCGCACACGATGTTAGACCGTCAATCTGGCATCAATAAAAAAGCCGCTTAACCGCGGCTTTTTTGTGTCTGAAATTTAGCGTTGTGGGTAGTTGCCTTGCGGCGGTTGGCCCCAGCTGCCAAAGCTTTGTGGTTGTGGTTGTGGTTGTGGCTGCTGTGGTGCTTGTTGGTTCGGCTGGTATTGCGGTGGTTGTGCTGGCTGCTGGTTTTGGTCATCCCAAAACACGGTCATTTTGATGGCGCCAGTGCCGCCGATTGGTAGCGAATCTAGCTCGATACTGACTTGCGGTTGGGCACCTTGTTGATCTGCTGGCCACATAGTTGCACGGCCAAGTGGCGCATAACGCGCTTTCATCTTTGGCTTGCCTTGAGCGTCGCGCTCGTTCGTTGGGTAATAATCTGCAGCGTAAAAAACACGGCCTTTTGCGATTGGTTGAGACATAACGATTTCCTTTTTGGTTTGATTAGTCGATTAGTGAAAGAGTTGGAAAGCGCTTTTTGAGGTCTTCAAATTGCGCCTCGCCATTTGGCACCATGCTTTGCGGATATTCATGCACAAAGCGACGGCCCTTTATTGCGGTTAGCGCGGCGTCTAAGTTGACCGCGTCTAACAAGTTGAAAAAATCCAACGGCACCTGGTACGCACGACCGTTTTGAAGAGAAAGCAAAATATGCGCGCCCAGCTCGCAAGCATCGCTGTCGCCCTGCGCTAAATTGAGCAAAGTGGCAACGGCCGTCTCATATTCGTAATCACTCACGGCATTTTTGTTTACCGCGTCAATGAACGCTCGGTGTTCTGCGCATTCGATCGCTGTTATTTCGGCTTGTGAAAGTGACATAAAAACTCCTTAGTGAATTTGGGTAGGTAGGCCAGCGGTTAGGTCGGCATTGTGAAAAACGTGGTTCATTCGCTCAGCGCCATGTTTGGCAATTAGCTCGCACAACACAGAACGGGCAGCCAGCAAAGTGGCGTTTTTGCGTTGCTGTGACAAATACGCAATACGGGAACCGGAATTCACATCAGTCAGAACCCAGCCATCCTGCTTGCGAATGCCTTTGTGAATAATGAACTTACGATCAACGCCGCCAATGCTGTGTGTGAAAGTAGAGCCAGACACCTTCGCAAAGCCGGGTGTTTTAGTGATCCCAGCAATAGTGGGAATAGTGATGGTTTCAATAACCATGATGAATTCCTTATCTGTTTTGAATGAGTTTTAGCAGGGCGACTTGCACGCATAGCGGGCAGGTAGAAAGGTACCGGGCTTGCAGTTCAAACGGCAGATTACAAAAACCGCTTAACGATGTGCGCTGGATGACGTTATACTCTTGCTTAGACATATTGATTTCCTATGGTTGGTAGTTGGTTTGTCGGGGCCGGTTGGGAAGTTGCATTTCCTGCCGGCCATTTTTTTAGTGGCACTTTCTTCGTGCAGCGCGGGCAGCTTGTTCTGCTGCTGCTTTCACTTCCTCGTCCGTGGCGGGTGTTAGATTGTCCAGCCACTGTTCAATTTCTCTGCGCTTCCAATAAGACGCCGCGCCCACTTTCAGCTGGCGTGGAAACTCCCCATTGCCAATTAATTTATAAACCGTGTTGCGGCTGAATGTCGTCATTGCCATGACGTCGCGTATTTTGATGAGTTCGCTTTTTGCTTGTTGTGTCATGTTGGCTCTTCCTGTTTCTGCTGGTTTGTCTGTGTTCATTTTGCGTACAGTACAGGCGAAAAAATTCCGCGTCAACAGAAGAACACGAAAAAATGAGGAGGGAGGTTTAAAGTTTTAGCTTGGCTTCTTTGACTACGCCAACAATTTCGCAGTTGCCATTGATCGGGATAGTTGGGTATGTGGGGTTGAGAGGTTTTAGAAATTTCATTCCAGCGTCGGAAACAAACTTTTTAAAAGTGGCTTCGTCGGTGCCATCTAGTTTAGCAACCACTAGGCTTCCGTTGATGACTTGCTCTTCTGGATCGACAAGGATAAGCATGCCTTCGGGAATGCTTAGTCCAATCGGTGACGTCATGCTGTCGCCGAATACGCGCAGCCAAAACGCCTGGTCGCTGGCCGTGATAGGGGCATCTTCATATTCAACATCCAGCCCCAACACTCTGTAATCAAGGGCTTCCGACCATTGCCCAGCTTGAACATGGCTTAATATTGGCAGTCTTTTAGTTCCTTTCTGAAAAGGCGCTGCCTCAACGTTGCTGGAATGTTGGCTGCTCTGATTATCTTCTTTGCCAGTGAGTATCCAGTTTGGAGATTTATTCAATGCTCTGGATAAGACTTGTAAATTTTTTCCATTCGGCTGGTTTCTGCTGTGCTCCCATTGGGAGATAGTCGTGGGTGATAGGTTAATTCTTTTTGCTAAGCCTCTTAATGATAGCCCTAGTTTTACTCGTGTTCTGAGGATTCTTTCGCCTGTATCCATTGTTAACACCTATAGAGTTATGAAAACACCATGTTAGTAGGTGTTGACAGCGCGTATGAAAACAATTATGCTCTCATTTGAAAACACCAAGCCGAGGTTAATATGCTAAAAGAAAAAGTAGTTAAATTTTTTGAAGGCAATCAGTCAAAGGTTGCCAGAGCGCTAGGCCTAAGCAGGGCTTATGTGTCTGCATGGGGTGAAGTTATCCCGGAGTTGCAAGCCATGAAGCTAGAGCGCATCACCGATGGAGCGTTGAAATACGATCCGTCACTTTATGAAACTAAGCATAAACAAGCTGTTTAGTTTTGCATTCATTTCATCGTCTGGGGAGAAAATGAACATGGACCACACAACAGAGTTAGACCACTTCAAGCAAGCGCAGCACGACTTAGTGCATAAATCCAAATTGTGCAGCAAAGAGATCGCCCACGCGCTGGGCATGCGTCCGCAAATATTGACCAACAAAGTCGACCACAACAATTTTGCCAACTGGCTAACAGTGAACGAGCTTCACGCCATCCAGCTATTAACTGGCAACGATGTGGTGCTGCGCGCTATGCGCACCGAAATGACTTTGCACACATTAAGAGACGCCCCCGTTTCTATTCTCGAAGCCATGATCAGTACCGGTAAAGAATGCGGTGATGTGTTCGCTCGTGTGCAAGAAGCGATGGCAGACAACAAATTAACAGAACGCGAACGATCAAGCGTGCTGCAAGAAATACGTGAAGCGATCGCGGCACTGGAGCAGACCGAGCAAGCCGTTATTGCACACGGTCGAGTGTAGGGACAAAGCATGACGTTAGATTTTAACGAAAAAACCGCAAAGAAAAGACAGATACGCCGCTTTGCCATTGCCATTGCGGCGGCGGTGCTTATGGGTGCCATGGAAATTTTTGGCATGGCGATATTAATCAAGGAGGCGTTTTTATGACGTCTCTTGAACTTTCGTTTGAACAGCTAAAGGCATTTTTTCTAACGATGCCAACAAAGAAGGTTCGCCAGCAAATATGGACATCGTGGAAAGCCGAAAAACACGCCATCGAGGTAATGAGAAATGACAGCACAGCCACAAAGAATACAGCTCACTCAGTCAATTTTGTTTTCGTTCACAACAACGGAATTAAACGTGTTGCGACTGATCGCCGCGCACTGGCAGAAAATGTTCGTGTGTCATGAAATAGACAGGGGCGAGGCACCAGGAATGACATTTTACTGCGTATGGTCACCATTGTTCACCATCGACAAGTTACAAGACCAGCCTAGTTTTAAGACGGACGGCGTAGAGCAAAACACCTATGTCATTGGCGATATCGGTGCGCAGGTCGAATGGCCGCTTTGCACATGGGAATTGGACATGCTGAGCGCAATGGCGAACTACGCAGTGCGCGGTCAATTGAACCGTTTCATGCTGTTAGATAAGGGCGTGATGGCGGATGTGATCGGACAATATTTAACTCAGTCGTGGACGTGCAACCAAACCGCTATAGCCGTGGCAGAAAAGCTGGATTTATTGCGTGGGGTTGCGGGGTTGTTTACGGGCCACAGCGGTTACGATTTGGCAATGAATGGCATCCGCCGGATGAATGGCGTGGAGGCGAGTTATGCTTAATCAACCAACGCCCCAGTGTATCGAATGGCGAGATAATTTATTAGACGGTGTAAGTCGTGAGGACGCACCGCTTTTGCGTGAGCGCCTTGACGAGTTAGACCAAACCGATGGCTATGTAAAAGCCAATTCGTGGTTGCGTAGAGTGATCGAGCGTTATCAGCTGCTAAACAAGCTAGCGATTATGCGCCCTGTTGTTGCAAAAGAAGTGATGCGATTGGCCAGAGAAGACAGCGACGAAGTGGCCATGGCGTGGTTGCGTCGCGTGGTTCGTCGTTTGCATTTCTGTGACAAGGTCATCACCGAGCTAGAAGGCGAAGAACTGCATAAGTGGGCCGAATCTCGCCGTTACGAATTTGAAACGGGCATGTATCGCGCATACATGGATCATGGTCGTAATGCACTAATCGACTGGGCAAAGGCGCATTTGAATGACGTGGGTGTGGAGTTTGATGGCTGGGGCGATGTAGACAGAGAGGCGGGCATGTTGGCCCGCATGATCACGCCGGAATGGTGGGTTCGTCAGGCCAAAAAACAATGGATGGTTGTAGAGCAGGTGTTGCGCGAGTGCGGTCAAGTTGAGCGTTACAAATCGCCATATCTGTCCAACTGGGCACTAAACAAAGCCGAAAAGCAAAAGGCTAATAACAAAGCCTTTCTGGAAGGCTGGGAAGCGGTCAACGATTTAGGCCAGTCCTTTTCATTGGCTGATCTGTCCGATAAAGGCGTGTCTAATCCAGATCACCGTTTTGCAGAAATGGTTGTTCGCGCTAAGGGGCTGGAAGAAATATCCGAGGAGATGGGCCACGAGGGCTGGTTTCTGACATTAACCGCCCCGTCCAAATATCATCCCATTTCGAATGGTCGCCGTAACCGCAAGTTCTGGCGAGCAGATTGCCCAAGCGTGCGCGAAACCCATAAGTACATGATGGGAGTGTGGGCTAAGTTCCGTTCATATTGTAAACGCCACAGCATTCATTTTTATGGCCTGCGCACAGTCGAGCCACATCACGATGGCACACCACATTGGCATTTAATGCTGTGGGTTAATCCCGCTCATTCCGCGGCTTTCTTGGCCGCATTCAATCGCTACGCATTAGAAGAAGACGGCAACGAGCGCGGTGCTCAGAAATACCGCGTCAAAGTTGAAAAGATCGATCCAGAAAAAGGCTCGGCAGTGGGCTACATCGTTAAATACATCTCTAAAAACATTCACGGCAAACACGTCGACACAGACCACGAAACAGGCCGCAGCGGTACCGATGCAGCGAACCGCATTGTGGGCTGGGCACGCATGAATCGTATCCGTCAGTTTCAGTTTTTGGGCGGCGCGTCTGTGACCGTTTGGCGTGAATTGCGCCGCTTAGGTAAAGACAAAGCTCCCACCGTTTTCAAAGACATTTACCACGCAGCCAATCGTGCGGATTTTGGCGGGTTCGTAAAATTGATGGGCGGTGTGTTTGCGGGCCGTAATCAAACACTAAAAACACACTACAGCGAAGAAGAGCAAAACCAATATGGCGAAATGGTCAAAAGCGTTAAGGGCGTGGCTCGTGGTATCGACGTGCTCATTACTCGTTTGTACGAATGGACATTGCAGCGCGTTGAATCTGGCTCTGTGTCTGGGTCTTCTTCTTTGGAGGAGCGCGAAGCGGTCCCTTGGACTCGTGTCAATAACTGTACGGTTCCAGAATTACATCGAAATTCTGGAACCGAAAATGCCCTATATCAACAAAAAGGAACTCAATTGAATGGCAGTCCATATTCCATGCCCGCGATGTAAAGGAAAAGCGATCGTAACCAACAGCAATGATCTATCCGACGGACTCGTTGACGTGTTCGTAAAGGATCTCTATGTCCAGTGTTTGGGTGAATGCGGTGCCAGGTCTGTGATCGGCATGTATTTCAAGCACTACATTAATCCGCCAAAAAGCGACGTGCTGGAAATGGCCCGCGCACTGGTGAGCCAACAAACGCAACTGGAGCTGAAAGAGTGAGCAAGGCCAGCAGCGAGCAAGACAAAGCCGAAAAGCAACGCAAGCAGGCAAAGCGACGACAGCAAGCCAAGCGCCAGCGCGATGCGGAAAAAAAATCGAACATCGGTATTCGAGAATACCGAATCCAATTATCAAACAGCGAAGCTGCCGCACTGGACGAACTGCGCACATTCCGCGGCGGCTACGATGTAAACGAATACCTAGCCACACTGATCCGTCGGGACAAAGAGCGAATGGAGAAAGAAAAAACCGAATTGGGCAAGTGCGACTTTTGCGGAAACGCATTGCCCAGCGGCTGCGCGAAGAAGTTCAAGGGCCATGGCCAGTGCTTCTTCACACGAGACGAAAAGAAACTGAGATTATAAAAACAGCGTGACACGTCACGTTTTTAAAAATTGCACAGGGAAAACAAAAAAATGAACGCACTAGAAATCATCATAGAAAACGCCCAAACAATCACGCTGGGCCAAATGGATAACGGCATGCTGGCCACGGCAGTAAACTGCGCAGAAACCATTGCCATTGCACGACATGGCAGAGTTGAAAGCTACGTGGTGCCAAAACACATCATTGACCAGCTGCTAACGAAAAGCGCAGTACTAGAGTGTGAAAACGAGCGTCTGGCAAAAGACATGCGTAAATATTAAAAAAAGCGTTGACGGTGCGACATAGGTGCGATACATTAAAAGCGTGCTCAAGACAACAGCACAACAAACCCAACTAAGATGCCCCCACAACGGAGGGCGAAAGTAAGAGGAAAACACCATGACTAATTTTTTAAACTTTTCTGTAAACACCGGCATTTCTTTTAGCACTTCACGTATTCCAACTGCAGTTTCTTGCGGCGACGATTTCGCAGACTGGGTAAACGATGTTCAAAAAAATGAATACGATTCTGTGGTAAGCGTTGAAAATGTTGGTGAGTGTATTGAGCTGCTTGAAGGTGGCGCTTACTGGAATAATGGTGACGTATCGAGTGAAACGTTAGAAATGATTCATCAGTTTTTAACAAATATTTAATAAATAGAAAGGCGGCTTATGTCGCCTTTTTTTAGGGGAAAAGTATGGCGGCAATAAAGAAAAGTGTTCGTTTGGTTGATGGAACAATTGACGTTTGCAAGGCGTTAACATTATCTGGTGAGGTTAATTGGTCTGGTTCAATCAACGCAATGGCAGAGCAGTACAAAGTGATGATCGACGAGAACATGCCAGAATTGAGCGAGAACGAGAAAAATGCTTTTCGTTGTGTGTTCAATGGCTACATGCCCAGCGGTAACCTAGATCAAGAGATTCGCTTGCTAAGTTGGAATATAAGCGAAGGCTATCAATACGATGAACAAGTTCGAGATTTTATCGGCAGCGAGGAAGCGGCGGTGGAATTGATCGAACGCGCTAAATCTTGGTCAAAGTCACAATGCCTGGCGGTTATGTACGACGCGCGCGCTTACTGGAGCGCTGGCCGAGCAGTGACAGACGACGAATGAATATTGTCGAACACGATAACAGCGAGATAAAGAAATCGCTCGAGCTAACGAAAGAAGAAGCGATTGAAGTCATCGAGTCGCTGCAAGAACAGATTAAAGATGACGCGCCAACGTGTACAATTTATATTGAGTGGAACGAATAGCCCGCATAGCGCGGGCTTTTTTATAGGTTTGCTAAATCCTCAACACCAAAATCATCAACCAGCACTTGACTCAGTTCTGGCCCTGCCATTTGTACCAAAAACGGCCTAACACACGGGTCGTTTATCAGTGCCTCAGCTTGAAACGATTTCGCCATTTTCATGTGAGTCGTGTACATCGTTTGAACCATAGCCACTTCATTGGCAATCATACCGGCCATGGCGACAACATTGCTTCCCAGTTCTGTGGTCACTCTGTCCAGTAGCGTTTCAAAATCGGGTTTGTCCATTGAGCCGTTATCAAATGCGGTAATGCCTGCGTCTAGTTCGTTCAAAATATCGGTGGTGCCATCCAGTATGGTGTCGGTTGCGCCAGCCATGGTGCCCGCGATCGTATTGATATTGGCACAGCTGGACGCATCGTTAAGGTAACCGTCTATTTCTTTTACCGCGCTGGCCACTTGCATGTCATCCATGAAAGATGTGAGCCGTGTTTGTACATGGGCGTTTAAATTGTTCGCGCCCACGCCATAATTCAATAGCGCCAGTTGGCAGCTTGTCACCTTGCCTTCATTCGGTAGTGTGGGGTCTACGATCACCGCGTTTTCAACCGGCAATAATGTGTCGAGCCGTCCACGAAGCTGCGATGCTTGCGAATTGGTCGCCGTTGCTTTGCCGGTTGTTGGGCTGGTTAAAACACTGCTAGATCCAAATGCATCGAATAAGCCTTTATTTAAATTCATACATCACCTATGCGTTTTTTTGAGCGAGCCAGCGCGGTTCTTTAAAATCGATTTTCGCGCGGCTGGGTAATTGGTCGTTGAGCTGCTTCCAAATTGCTTGTTTTGGTATGGTTTCACCGTCGTAATACACTTCACGCAAGTTTGTTAAATCACCATAGCCCGCCGCATTCATTGCCATGATAGATGCCAAGCCGCCCGGAACGCGGTGCATATTGAGGATGTCTTGCTGGGTAACAGATTTGATTTTGTCGTATTCATCTTTGTTGCCAAAGTCGCCGACGGGGATAATTTGAACGCGGTCTTTGGTGTAGCCCGGTTTGCCGCCGATAGTAGATTGCATATTCAAATACATGGAGCGGTGGTTACCAGGGCCCTTTGTTTGCATCATTGCGTTTTCCAGCACATCGGCCTGCGCGTCTTCAAGATCAAATGTAACCATCACATAACCAGAATGGGCGCCATTTAGGTAATATTTGCGTCTGAACAGCGTGGCTGCTTCACCGAGCAAAATGCTTTGGATGCCACTAAAATACGTTGGCACGCCGTAAATGGCTTGGCGAATGTCGCCGCCATTCAAATGCACAACATCGCGTGCTGGGTATTCCGTAAAGCTGCCGTATGTATCCAATAGAAAATAATTGTTATCGGTACCGACACGAACATTAATTGCGGGTAACCACACATAGCGATTGATGCCACCTAAATGATTACGGATTGCTAAAAAATAGGCGTTATCAAACACTTCAAAATCTTTAAACGCAGCGTGAGCTTCTTTTGTTTGAATCATGGGATTGTCTTTCCAGCTCGCCAAAAGCTGGTTTTGTTTGAACTCCATCACACTGGCGTGGGTGCCATTCGCGTACATGGTTCGCGCCAAGCCCGGCAAGCTGACTGGCGGCAGATACCAAAGCCCATTGGTATCGGCAAATACGCCGAGGTAATCACTCATTTGACCAGCCAGCACGGGTTCTGGGTCGCCGAACGTGAATGCCCGCGCTTTGCTTTGCTGGGTTGGTCCGGCTGGCATGAGTTCCTGCGCTGGCGTTGAAAACGTGGTTTCAGAACTGGCGATGCGTTGGCGTGGTTTTGTCGTGTTCATAATCTTTCCTTTACCCAATCGTTAATCGAGACTTGCTCGTGTTGGCTTGTGGTTTTTTGGATTTCTCGAATTGTCGTTCGGCCTGCATCGCGTGGAATGCGGCCCATGCCAAATCCGCGTGGCCTGTGTTGCCGGATCGTGCCGCGCCGTAGGTAATAGAGCCATTGGGCGTGGTGATCTGGTGAATCATCATTAACGACTGAGAAAGCTCTTTATTGCCCATATCGTATTCAAAGCGCCCGCCATCGATTAGGCGTTTGCCCCGTGTTACCAGATCGGTTTTTTCAGTAACGGAATAATGAATAGGGACTAGGTTTCTGAGCTGCAGCGCCACGCAACAATCAAACGTGTCGTGGCCAATGCCGGTAACGTCAATGCCGCACCATTTCACTTCAAAACGCTGGTAAATTTCGGCAATGCGCGAGGCCTGATAATCAGAGGTAATGCCCTTAAATTGGTGAGTTTCAATAACGCGCCACTTTTGCGCCAGTGTGGCGGGTATTTCAAGCACAACCAGCGCGGCGTTATCTCGTATGCGCGATGGGTCGTAGCCAATCGCCACAGGGCGATGGCGGCACGGATCGTCGCTGTCAAAATCAACGTCCGTCCATTTACTGAACGAATCGACCATGCATTTTTGCAACACAGTGAACGGAAACACGCTTTCGTTATCGTCGACAAACTTACAGCCAAAGAGGTTTTCATAGTCCTGCTTGCTGTATTCTGCTTTCAGTTCGTTAATGTCGAATAGTGTGCAGCCGGCTTTTTCTGCGTCTTCCACCGTCACCAAATGGCGCCAGATTTTGTCACCGCCCAGCGCGCCTTTTTTTAGCGTGCCGTTGGATAGATCAATATCGACTTTGTGTTTGCGGTTTTTATTGAATTTTTCACCGCTCCAGTGACTGTATGCAGGGTGCTGCAAGCTAGATGGCGTAGAGAAATAGGTGCGGCGCCACTTTTTATGCGCGGCCATACCGGATGCCAATTTTTGCAACTTGTCATAGCCGTGAATCCAGAACACTTCATCAACATACAAATGGCCGTGGTAGCCCTGCGCCGTGCTGGAATTTGTCGATAAGAAATACAGCGTGGCCCAAGATTTGCCGTCTTTCGTTAGCTCGATAGAGTCTTGGCCTTTTAGCTCAATATCAAATTGATTGCGGGCGAACGCTTGAATATAGCCTTTGAAGATGCGCGCCTGGTCTTTTGATGCAGACAAGAAAACTTGGTTTTCGCCATTCTTCACCGCGTCTTCAAACGCTTCAAACGCGAAGTAATAGGTCGCGCCGATCTGGCGGCTTTTCAATATAAAGCGATTTCGGCACAAGTCGGGGTCATGCGCGACTTGGCGCCATAGCAATTGATACTCGAATAAATTTTCATCGGCCCACGCATCGAACTTGGATACATCAATGCTGCCAATGTCATTTTTCGGCTTGGCTTTCTTCTTGCTGTTGCTGCGTCGATCACCACGACTGATTGCCTTTTCCACTGCGTCCGGTTTGCCGTCGGCAATGGCCTTGGCTTCTGCCATGATCTTTTCAGCTTTGGCGAGATCCTGCCGCAAACCGCCAAAAATACGACACAGCGACGCGAGTTCTTGCGTTTCATCTTTCGACTTGTTTTCGCGATTGGTGAGCGTACTTATGCGCCGACTAACTTCTATTTCTGCTGTGTCGAATGCCAGCAGTTCTTTCCAGTTAAATTTCTCTATCCAGTTGAAAACCGTTCGCTCAGAAACGTTGAGGCGTGCGGATATTTCCGACGGTTTAAAAGCGCGGATATAGAGCAGTCGTGCGTGATCGATAATGTCTTGAGAATGTGCCATGCGGCCATATTAGCCGCCATGGCAACAACTAATAATGTCAGCAAATACAGGGTGTTGTGATTGTTGAGTTATCGCAATTTGGTGGATTTAGCACGCTGGAAAGCAGGATATAAGCCGCCTATCGTTGAAAAAATTATTGATCAATGGTGAAGGGCGAAACAATGGCAACGAGTTCAAAGTGGTTCAAAGTGGCAACGTCTGGGCCTACTGTGGATGGTCGCGAGATCAAAGAGCAGTGGATTAAAGACATGGCTGAAACTTACGACATTGACGAATACACCGCCAGTATTTTCCAAGATCACTACGGTTGGTATGGCAATTACGGCCAAGTAGTCGCGGTAAAAGCCGAGAAAGACGCAAAAGGCCGCTTGTGCTTATTTGCTCAAATCAAAGCCAACAAGATGCTGATTGCGCTCAACAAAGCAGGCCAAAAACTCTTTACCAGCATTCGCGTGATCGAAGATTTCGCCGCGACGGGTAAGGCTTATTTGATGCATTTGGCTATTACAGACGAGCCAGCCAGCCTTGGGACGGAACAACTTTCCTTTAGCCAGAATGGCGAACACTCCCAAATTTTCGCGAATGAAGACGGCATAGAGCTGGACTTTAACGCACCCCAAACAGACGAAGAATTGGCCGCTGAAATCAAAAAGCGCCCCAATTTTTTACAGCGATTCTTTAGCAAACAAACCTCCCCAACACAGGATGACGACCCCATGACAGACGCAGAAAAAGCAGCATTTAAAAAGCTGCAAGACGAACTAGGTGAATTCAAAACCAAACTGGCCACGTTGACAGAAAAAGACGCGCCATCGGACGACGAAGCGCCACGTGATTACGCAACAGAAATTGCCGCGTTGAAAGAAAAAATCACCGCGTTAGAGGCAGAAAAAGCCGAGTTCGCGGCGCAAGCGGAAACGCTGGGCGCGCTCACAGAAAACTTTGCCAAGCTGCAAAGCGATTTTACGGCAGCGATGGCAGACAAAACCGAATTGCCGACAAAAAGCAAAGGCGAAGCGACAGACTCGTTCGACGTTTTTTAATCATATTCCAGCGACTGGGGAGCCGCTTTAATCAGAATCATCAAAAGGAAAAACCATGAATTACGCACTATCAGAAAAGGGCCGTAAACAGTTAGACGACTACACCCAGCGCTTACATGAATCCGTGGGTGTTGGTGTTGGCAAACAATTTGCCATCACTCCAGCAGCCGTGCAGAAATTATTCGAAAAAGCCGTTGAAGACGGTTCGCCGTTTTTGGGCAAGATCAATTCAAACGTGGCCGTGACTGAAATGGTCGGTGAAAAAATCGGCTTATTCGTGTCTGGTCTAGTAGCTGGACGCACCGATACAAGCGGGTCAGCTGAGCGCGTGCCGCGCAGCCTGCATTCGTTGGAAAAATTCGGCTACGCGCTGAAACAAACCAACGCAGATGTGGCGTTGAAATACAGCATCGTTGACCAGTGGAAACACGTCTCAAATGGCAAATTTGCTGAACTGTACGCGTCCGCAATTCGCATGGCGATCACTAACGACCGCCTGCGCATTGGATGGTACGGCACCAGCGCCGCGACTACCACGGACCCAACGACAAACCCGCTCGGGCAAGACGTGAACATTGGCTGGTTCCAGAAAATTCGCAACGAAGCGAGTGAGCAAATCGACGACGATGAAATCACCATCGGCGCGGGCGGTGACTATCCGAACCTTGACGCCATGGTTCGTGACCTGAAAAACAGCATCGATCCAGTGTTCCGAAATGATCCACGCTTACGCGTGTTCATCGGCAGCAACTTGATCAGCATTGCTGAAAGCAAGTTCTATGCAGCGGGCGGTGATGAGCCGAGCGAAAAACGCCACTTGGATGGCGGCCGATTGCTCGACACTTACGGCGGCTTGCCTGCGGAAACGCCACCGTATTTCCCCGAAAACGCGGTGATGATCACCTTTTACTCCAACTTGTCGATTTATCGCCAAGAGGGAACATGGCGCCGTCATATCAAAGACAAGCCAGAAAAAGACCAGATCGAAGACTTTAACTCGTTCAATGAGGCTTACATCGTTGAAGAGTACCGCGCGATCGCAGCAGCAACTAATGTGGTTGCGTACGTAGCCGAATAAACCAATTGGTTTAACAAATGGCATTCGTTAATGCGAGTGCCATTGATTAAGCCGAATAAGCAGAGACAGCATGAACCTAATACAGCAAAGACGACTAGCCAAACTGGCCAAGCAAAACACAAGCATTGCTCAGCCAAAAAAAACGGAGCCAAGCGAAAGCAAAGGGCCTTCTAAGCTGCGCCAAGGCATGCAAAAAACAAGCTCTACAGTCAGTAAGAGTCAAAAGCTTGAAAGCCAAATTGAAGGCGTAAAAGACGATGTTAACGACCTAGATAACCGAGTTGATTGGGTAGAAAGCGACATTGAAAAAATCAAAGACAGGCTGGGCGATGGTGAATACATCGGCAATCCAGAGCTAGAAACACACAAAGTCATTGTGGCAGATACCATTGATGAAATGCTGCATATCGAAGACATAGAAGACCGCAAAGCCTACAAGGCCGAGGCCATTGTAAAGCTGGAAGCGTTTGTTAATGGCTATGTAAAAGGCGCCGCGAAATACCCAAACATCGTGGCTGTGTGGTTCATGATCTGGATGTTTGACCTTGGCGATATTGCCCGTGCATTGCCACTGGGCCTGCATCTCGCTAAGCAAAAAATTCACCGAATGCCAGAACGCTTTAGCGCCACGATTTACGTGTTCATTTGTGACCAGGTCTACGACTGGGCAAATGATCAGTTAAAAGCGAACCGATCGGCGGGCCCTTATCTGTACGAATTGATCAAAACAATGGAGCAAGACAGCTGGCAGCTGCCAGACGTTGTGCGCGGGAAAATGTACGTAATGCTCGGCAAACACCTGTACGAATTGACCGAATACCCAGAGGCCTTGTCTGCATTTGAAAAAGCCATGGCAATTAATCCGCGCGCTGGCGCAAAAGGCAAAATTAACGAATTAACCGAAAAGCTCGGAAAAAAGAAAAGCGAAAAAAACGCTTAACAGGCTCCCCAAGCGGCACAGGCATCGGCTTAGGCGGCGTCATTTATGGCAACGACCATAAGCCGATTGCGCTGTGTTTTACATGAGAAATTAGGAGAACGAAGTGAGTTTAAACGGCATGACATACCCAGAAAACACCACGGACACAGTGGTTACCAACAGCCGTCCGTTTTTTCCTGATATCGAACTGCAGGTGTTCATCGACACATATCGATTGCCAGGCGAATACGAAGAAGGCCCGCTGCTGTATGAGTTAAAAAGCGCCATGCGTCACGTTAACGAACATCTAACAGACAGCGTGTTGATCATGCAAAGCGTGATCGTTGCGGAAACACTGGAAGCATTCGAAGCCGACTTGGTTGAAGTGTACAAACGCGCCGTCATGAGCTTGGCCCGTTCAGGCCTGATCAAGTTTTTTGAAACCGTAAACCGTAAAAGCGCGGCAGAAGTGCAGGGCGAGCGCGGAGACGTATTAATTGACGAATTTCGCGGATCAGCTTGGCATGCCATTGACCAGCTGAACAAACGCATTATGACCGCTGCAGTCGACAACGGCGCCTTGTCTATGGGCGCAAAATTCGCCAGCGGATTCAGAGCAAAAATTATATGAAAAAGATGGGCGCCCTGCGCGCGCATTTGGTTGCTTGTCGCATGTTTCAGCATGAAAAACTCATGGTGTGGGCTGAAAACATCGCGCTAGAAGTGCGGGGGAAGTACGAAGGCAATCGCGTCTTATTGCATCGCATGAGCTATAGAGCGGTTTACTCAATAGAGCATTACGAATATCAAAAACACTCGATTGACCTGCTAAGCGCCAGATTAATCACATGGCTAGAAGACAACGACGATCGCAGCGACATGAGCGAAGAAGAACGAACACCAGACATCGCTGTGGATGTTTATGACGACTACACAGCGGACGTAGAAATCACGCTGATGTTTGAAGAAGACGTGTACATAGCTGAAAGCGCCAGAGGTGGTATTGAATACGCGGGCAAGCGCTGGACGTTAGAAACACCAGAGCACGATATAGCCGAATCGTTCGAACTGATTAACCAGAATGAATAATAACGGTGTAAGCGCAAGCTGGAGTAATGATGGATTGTTAATGGCTGAGCTTAAGTTGCTCACATTGCCGCCAGCACGGCGTAAGCGCGCCATGTCACAAATTGGTCGAGAAGTGCAAAAGCAAGCACGGATAAATGTTCGCCAGCAACGAGATGTAAGCGGTAGATCATTTGAAGGTCGAAAAAAGCGAAGAACCAAAAAAGGAAAGATGTTAAGCGGATTGGTTAAAAGTAAAAACATGAGACAGAAGGCCAGCCCTAATGATGTAACGATTGGATTCAAAAACGACATGATGGCTCGCATTGCCTATGAGCATCAAATGGGCATGAGGCGAAAAGCCAAAGCTAGGCGCATGAGTAATGAGCAAAAAGAAGCTTGGAAAAACGATGAGGCAACAAGAAAGCAAGCGGTGGCAATGAACGCATTAGGCTTTCGAGTTGCAGCAAAAGGCGGAAAGAAGCGGCGAGTTAGTCAAACATGGATCATGAAGAATTTAACGAAATTTCAAGCATTGGGGATTCTTTATGCGCTAAGGGCCGGTGAAAGCCGCGTGTCTAGTTGGGACACGATATTGCCAGATCGCAAGTTCTTTCCCAATGATGCGAAATGGGTAAGAGCATTAACTATTGAAGTTATTAAAAACGAATACAGAAAAGGCAGGTAAATAACATGGCATTAGGCAAAGTAAGCGTCAGCAGTGTTGACACAGGTAGCGGCGATTTTACGAGCACCGAGAATCAATTTTTATTCATCGGCGCGGCAGGTAAAAACGCAGGAACCATTCAATACATCGATCAAACCAGCGATTTGGACGAAGTGCTGGGCGTTCCATCCAGCAAATTAAAAACCGCAGTCGAGTGGGCCCGCAACAATGCTGGCACCAACTGGACGTGCGTTGCCATGCCGTTGGCATCGGCTGGCGGTTGGGAAACCGCATTCGATACAGCTATGGCACAGAATCTATCGTGCGAAATGGTTGTGGTCACTGATCCAGTGGCGACTACGGCAGAACTGGACGAAATGAACGTGGCGATCACCAGCGCGGAAAACGAGTTTGGACGATACATGCACATGATCGCTGTCACAGCTGCAATGGATAGCAGCACGCAAACGTGGATGGATTTCATTGCCGATTTTGAAGCCATTCAAGATGGCGCCGCAATGCCGCTCATGTCGTTGGTTCCGCAAGTGTTCCCAGGTTGGTTAGGTGCTTATTGCGGTCGACTATGTGACGAAGCTCTATCGATTGCAGACACGCCCATGCGCGTGGCAACCGGTGCCATTGTCGGCATTTCGACATTACCAGAAGACGCGGACGGCGTGACGTACAACATGAGCCATGCCACAGCATTAAACAATGCACGCGGCACAGTGCCACAAATTTACGCCGGACAAGACGGCATTTACTGCAGCGACGGCATGACACTGGCGGTCGAAGCCAGTGATTTTTCAGTGATTGAAAATTGTCGTGTTGTTAATGCCGTAAAGCGCGAAGTATTGGTGTTAGCGACCAAAAAGATTGGTGATCGCTCAATGAACAGCACGCCTGCGTCAATTGCAGCGCATGAAGCGTATTTCATGCGACCAATGATTGATCGCAGCGTTAGCGTTGGTGATCAACCCGGAACAGTGAAAAAACCACAAGACGGCGATGTGTCGATTGTCTGGAAAACGCGAACCAGCGTGGCCATTCCGCTGCTTGTTCGTCCTTATAACTGCCCTAAAGCCATCGCGGCCACAGTGGCGCTAGTTCTCAGTAACGAGGTGTAAAAAATGCCAACTCATATTTCAGGCGCAGACATAAACATTGGCTTGGGCACAGCACTGATCAATGTAAAACAGTTCACGCTCAGCGTAGAAGACGGCGTGAAAGAAACGACGACCCGCGGTGTGCCAGATGGTCATGTTCGTGGATTGGTGTCCGCCAGCGGTGAAATCACCGTGGACACCGTGAATTTCAATTTGATTATTGAGCAAGCGCGAAAAGTCGGATCGTTCCAGCAACTGCCTGTTTTCGACATTGTGGCGGTAGGTGAAACAGTCGACCAATCGTTTAAAACGGCGGCGTACGGCTGCAAGCTGAAACTGACCAAGGTGCTGGATGCAGCGGCGGACGGTGGCGACAAACTGGAGCACACCATTCCATATTCTGTGACCGATTCGCGCTTTGTTGAGATCAACGGCGTGCCGTATCTCGATCAAGACTTTTTAGACACATTGGGTCTGTAAATGAACATTAACTATCTGGTGGTTCATTGTGCGGATACGCCAAACGGTCGCGAAACTAGCGCCGCCGATATTCATCGCTGGCACTTGGAGCGCGGTTGGGACGGTATTGGATACCATGCCGTCATTACGCTAGATGGAAGCATTGAAGCGGGCCGCCCTGTCTATTGGCAGGGTGCGCATGCGGATCCTTACAACCATGAATCGCTGGGTGTGTGCTTGATCGGTCGTGACAAATTTACAGACGAGCAAATGCGATCGTTAGAGGGTTTGTTTTTGGTCCTGCATGAGCAATACCCAGACGCTCAGATCGTGGGCCATTGCGATTTGAACACGCACAAAACCTGCCCTAATTTCGACGTGAAAGCGTGGTGGGCAGACGTGCAGAAACGGAGCATTGATTGATGAGCGTTTTATCTAAAATCACAGGGCTGTTTAGCGGATTAACGGGCACGGGCGGCATTGTCGAAACAGCGGCTAACACACTAAAAGCGTATTTCCCGCCAGACATGACGCCAGAGCAAATTGCTGCGTTTGAATTGAAAATGAAAGAGCTTGATGCGCAAACCGCACAGGCCATTGCGAAAGCGGAAAACGACGCGGCCGAACTGCTAAACCAGCGCATCGCAGAATACGAAGGCACAGCCGCAGACCTGAAAGCCATTCCATTTTTTGGCCCCGTAATGATTTTTTTGCGGGGGCTGCAGCGTCCAGTTTGGGGATTCGCAACACTATACATGGATTTTCTGTGGTTCGCGGAATGGACGGTATTAACGCAAAAGCAAGAAAGCGCGCTGATGGTGATCAACGTGCTGGTGCTGGGTTTTTTATTCGGAGAGCGGGCAATTAAAAATGTTATGCCACTCATTACAAAAATGTTTGAAGCAAAAAAAGGATAACACGGTCATGGAAAAAACCACGGTTGCTACAGCGTATTGGGTGTCACTTGTAACAACAGTCAATGGGCTATCTATTAATGAATGGGTGGCAATTGGTGGTTTGATGATTGGTGTTGCAACGTTTTGTACAAATTTATGGTTTAAGCATGAGCACCTAAAATTGGCTCGTGAAAATTTAAAAGCAGGGGAATAGAAATGGCGAAATTGATTTTAATCACAGCAGGAACGGTCGATTTTAAATTCACGATCGACGACAAGGCATACAACAAATTTGTGGACGGCATGACCAAGGGTGGCGCTGTATTGCCCGCTTACAACATGCTGTCTAACGCAGTAGATAACGAGCAACACGCGAAGTTTGTGAGCACATTTACAGACGGACAAAACAACCCGCGCGCCACTTTAGTAATGGAAGCCGTTGGCATGATCACGGAAGAATTTACCAGTGACTTGCCGCGCTTGGTAAAGACGCAAACGAGTTCTGTCAGTTCATCGAAAGAAACGGATTTGAGCAACTCGTAACACTCAGAATGCGTCATCTGCCGCATGAGAGCGACACGGCTGAAAATCTGGGTCGTGCGTTGTGGCTGGAGGGGCGCGAACTTGAAAGACAAACCGCCGCTATCGCAAACGGCATAAGCAAAGCATTTTCGGGATAAGTAGGTACCAACATGGCCGGATCACTAGACAAATTAATGTTAACGGTTGGCCTGTTGGACAAAATCACGGGCCCGATGAAAGGCATTCAAAAAACCATTCAGCAGGTAACCAGCAATTCTCGAAAAGCCTTTATGAACACGGCGGCGGGTGTCGGTGCGCTTGTTGCTGCATCCGCATCATTTGCTAGCACAGTAAACCCAGCGAACGACATGAACATGGCGCTGGGTGAAGTGCGATCGCTAGAAGTGGCAGACAGTACGCTGGCGGCGCTAAATCAAGCAGGTCTTAAATATTCAATCGAGTTTGGCGATCAAGCATCGAATTACGTGCGTTCAGCGTACGACATTCAATCTGCCATTGATGGCCTAGTCGATGACGATTTGCCGAGATTCACTACAGCTGCCGGCACGCTGGCAAAAGCAACAAAGGCCAACGTTACAGACATAACAGGCTATTTCGGCACCATGTACGGGATTTTTAAAAACCAAGCTAACGAAATGGGCAAGGGTACATGGGTTGAAATGCTGGCAGGGCAGACAGCAACAGCGGTGCAAATGTTTAAAACAACGGGACCAGAAATGTCGGCCGCGTTTGGATCTATCGGCGCAGACGCAATGAGCATGGGCGTTAAGCTTAGCGAGCAAATGGCGATCTTGGGCTCATTGCAATCAACTATGAGCGGGTCAGAGGCAGGCACAAAATACGGTGCATTTTTAGAAGGGCTGTCTGGTGCGCAGGACAAGCTAGGGTTGGACTTCACCGACGACACAGGCGCGTTGCTGCCCGTGGTCGAAATACTCGACATGATCAAGGGGCAAACGCAGGGGCTCAATTCATTAGAAGTGCAGGATTTGCTTTCAGGCGCGTTCGGATCTGGTGAAGCGGTTGGTTTTATTCAGCTTATGTCCAGCGATGTTAATAAGCTGGCAGGCGATATAGACAAGCTGGGCAGGATCGACGGCATGGACAAGGCCACTTGGATGGCCAAGCAAATGCAAGACAACTTTGCACGATTGTCGCAGGCGGTGACGGCAGTATCCATTGCGATCTGGCAAAAGGCACTTCCAGTCATTGAGCCATATATTGAGATGATGGCCAGTGCTGCGGCTGTCATTGTTGAGTGGACAGACAAATATCCGCATCTAACAAAATACGTCGGTCTTGCCGTAACGGCATTCATTGCTTTTGTGGCCGTGGCGGGTGTGATGAACATCGCTATCGGATTGACGCAATTCGCTATGGTCGGATTGAGCATGCGTTTTGTGCTGCTAAAACCAATCGTTTGGGCGGCTCGATTGGTCATGTTGGCGTGGACGGCCGCGCTTTGGTTAATGCGCACCGCTGTTTTGGCATTCGTTTTATACGGCCCCGCTATGTCTGCATTTTTCGTTGCTATGAAAACAGGAATTTTAACCAGTTTGCCAGCAATTTGGGCGTTTACTGCCGCACTGTTAGCCAATCCAATTACATGGATCGTGCTGGGTATCGTTGCGTTGGTCGCTGCAATCGTTGGGCTAATTGTGTATTGGGATGAAATCACCGCGGCAATTAACAGCGGCTGGAACTCATTAAAAAGCATGTTCGAAAACAACGCATGGATGAAGATTATATTTGCACCGCTTTATCTCGCAATTACTGCCGTTGACGCTGTGGTCGAGGCATTTAAAAAAATACCGGAATGGTGGGAAGGGTTTAAATCATGGATTGGTGGCTTGAGTTTAGCGCCTGTTTGGAATTTGGGTGGCGATCTAGTTGAAAGCCTATCCGCCAAATGGTCAGCGTTTGCAGGCTGGATTGCTGGCTTGAGTTTGGCGCCTGTTTGGAATTTAGGCGGCGAACTGGTCGAAGGGCTACAGCAAAAATGGGGCGATTTCCAAGTGTGGCTTGGCAGTATTTCACTAATGCCAACATGGAATTTGGGTGGCGATCTAGTTGAAAGCCTATCCGCCAAATGGTCAGTGTTTGCAGGCTGGATTGCTGGCTTGAGTTTGGCGCCAGTGTGGAAATTAGGTGGTGATCTTGTTGAAGGGCTACAGCAAAAATGGGGCGATTTCCAAGTATGGCTTGGTTCTGTGTCATTGATTCCAAATTGGGATTTAAGCCTTGATGCGTTTGAGTCTATCAAGCAGTGGTGGTCAGGCTTTAAAGGCTGGCTGTCTGCGCTCGATCCATTTGCGTTTCTAGGTGACAAGGTTGATTGGCTGAAAAGCAAGCTTTCTTGGCTGCCCGGCATCGATATAGATACGAGCAGCACAACGACGAACACGGCGAGTTCAACAGCAGAGATTATCAAGAGAACAGAAAACCAAAGCGAACGCATAAACAGCATGGTGGCTTTGCCAGGTTCCGAATCTCAGCAAAGCGGCGGCGAGTCGGGCGGTTTGTTTCAGACGATAAGCAACATGTTTGGCGGCTCTAAAAAATCCCTGCATGTCGAGAAAATGGAAGTCAACAATCATGGCCAAGGCGTGCGCGGTGACGACTTAATGTATCAACTAGAAATGGAAGCAGGCTAATGCCAAGCATTGATTTACTCATTCAAGACGATGACATCGTTCTGTCCAGCATTGGCGAACCAGAACTAACCCGCGGTGTGAACTGTGTGGCGCAAGACATTCGCCATATGATCAGAGAAAAGGGGTATGCATGGCGGCTGATCGGCGAGCGCAATCAAACAAAAGTGAGTGCGTTATGTACGAGTATTGAGCTTGATATAGAAAACGATGATCGCATTTACCCAGGCACTGCAAATGTTTATTTAAGCGGTGAAAAACTGATATGTGCAGCGCAAACCGTGGCAGATGAAGAAGTGGTGATAACGATATGAGTGATTTTGAAACACTATTAAAAGAGTCTGGTGTACCGACCACTGAGGCAGAAATCACAGCGGAATTCAAGGCGTCGGTGACGGATTCTGGTTCAACGATTTCTAACGATTCGCTGTACAGCCCGTTTTGGCGATTGATTTCAGCAGTGGCAACAAAGCCTGTGATGTGGCTCGTAAGCGCGATGATCAAAAATATCATGCCACAGTTTTTCTTAAAAACAGTGGGCGAGTCTTTTATTAATCTCTGGGGTGACAGTTACGGGGTAGAGCGAAAAGAGGCGGCAACGCTGGTTGGGCGCGTGCTGTTTTCTCGAATCGATACGTCTGCAGAAGTGGCGATTCCAGCGGGCACAATCGTTTACACAGACGCCATCAACAACACCGTTTATCAGTTAACGACAACAGAAGAAATCACGCTGGCCGTCGGCGCGGAGGGCGCTATTGCAGCAGTGCAGGCAGTGAATGCGGGTGCTGGCTACAACTTAGAAACAGGCTATTACAGGTATTGCGACATAGACGGCATAACAGTGACAAATCCAGCGGATTGGATAGACAGCGTGGGCGCCGATTATGAAGACATTGAAGACTATCGCCTGCGCATTCGAAATGCGTTTAACACGCTGAGCCATTATCACACAGACGGCGTTTATCGATATTTGATTTCAAAGTTTGCGGGCGTGGCAACAGACATGATCTGGTTTGAGCACGAAGCGCCGCGGGGTCCAGGCACTGCAAACGCGTATGTGCTGTTCGAGTTAGATGCACCCGCAGACAGCTATATAGCAACGATTAATCGCATGATTTCAAGCGAGGGCTACCACGGACACGGCGACGATCTGCAGGTGTTCAACATGCCAGAAACCATGCACACACTAGGTGCCACGGTTTATTTGCCATCGAATCTGCTAAGCACTGAGAAACAAAACATTCTGGCAGGTGTGGAGCAAGCTATTCAAGCCGCATTTCGTTCGAATTCGGCTTACGTGATGACACAAACACTGCCGTTTTCGCGTTTTAGTTTTACGCGCATGGCGAGCGAGATTTACCGACTATTCCCAGACATCGAAAGCCTAACGTTTGATCAAAGCGACATACTGAGCGAGATGTCTATTCCGCGATTGTCGTCATTAACAGTGAGCGAGGGCGAATAATGACAGACCGTTTTGATTTGCCAATCTGGCTGCGTGGTGAAGAAGTCAAAAAACTGGCAAGCGCCTTTGCCAGCTTTTGGGACAAAGCAGAGGACTGGATAAAAACACCGCTGGATCAAACAGACGCGGAAACATGCCACCCAAAAGTGCTGAAAATGTTGGCGTATCAGCGCGACATGAATTTAATGCCAAACGAGCCAGAGGCGCTATTTAGAAAGCGCGTGAAATACGCCATAAAAAATGCGATGGACGCAGGCAGTCATGAAGGATTTAAGGCGATTTTTGAGCGGTTAGAGCTACCGCTGCTTGGGCAAATAGAGCGCGATCCTCTAACAGATTGGGACGTGATTACACTGTGGCTTTCTGACTCAGCAATCACGCAGGAGCCAGAGCTGGGGCAGTACATTATCAGAACGTACGGCAGAACATGTCGTCGTTATGAGTTTTTATTAGTAGATGCATTGCCAGCGGTTAACGTGCATTCGTATTCGTCCAGCGTAGAGCGGAAACGCGACGTTGCAGGAGAGGCTGACGAACATATCTTTTCAGACAGCTTAGATGGATACACGATCGGGCAAATAGCGGCGAACTGGATGGAAAGAAGCCAAGAGATTTTAAGCGAGCGCACGCCGTGGGTTTTTGACGATGCGGTGAGCGGTATGAATGTAACGTTTTTGAGTGTGTCGCTGGATAGAGCAGTCGACAGCGTAAGAGGTAACGAGTAATGGCAGAAATAGTGAGCGGAACAGTAACGGATGCGGGCGCACGATATATAGCGCAAAAAGTTGCAGCGTTAGAAGACGTGGTGATAACGCATTTTGTCTTGGCAAATGTACCAGGGGCCAGCGAAACAACAACAGCAAATCCGGCGTCAGGGTTGCCCGTCGCATCGCAGCAAGTGGGCGGGAAAATTGATGTGGGTGCACCGCGTTACAACAACGATAACGCCGTAACCTATTCATTGGTTTTAGGGTCAGATGTTGGTGATTTTGATTTTAACTTTTATGGGGCGGTAACAGATACGGGCGTACTGTTGGCGTTCCAATACTTGCCAACTAACCGGAAACGAAAGGGCATAGGGCAGGTTATAAACCGAAATTTAGTTGTGCCGTTTTCAAATGCAAAGCAAATGACTAGCGCAGATCTGCCAATAGAGTCTTGGCAATACGACTATGAAAGCGAAATTGAATCTATGCAAATGGGCGTCATGCAAAACAGCGTTGCGACCATTTCCGCGCTAAACAGCGCAATTAAAAATCACGAGCGATTACTGAAATTAGAGGACAAAATATGAGCGATATTACTGATGCAACAACGGCGCTAACGAGCGCAACACAGCAAATGCAGTCTGCGAAAGAGTCGTTTGAATCTATTCGCGAAGACGCTACGCAATCAATCAATGATGTAAATTCAAACTTTGCAGAAAAAACCGCGTCGTTAACTATCACGGCTACGGCCGGTTACCGCAACGCAGTTGAGAAGGCGTCTGGTGGTCGAAATACGATGATTCTCGACGCCCAAGGCAATGAAAATATTATGGTCGTGGTGCCGCGTTTTAACTGTGAAGATGTCAACGCTGCTATTTTGACGGCAACGGGTGTTGATATGAAGTTGGGTACGGGCACGCATCCAGCGTTCCGAACGAACGGCGTTGATCGCGGGGAATTTTTGATTGGCAAATATCAGGCGTCGGCAGGAGCGGGTGGCGGTTGCTCTATCATCGGCGGCGTGCAGCCGCGCACTAATGTGAATTACGACGCCGCAAAATTGCTCAGCACGATGAAGGGATTGAATTGGCATATGTCGTCGACGTGGGAGTGGGCCGCTATTTCGCTTTGGTCATTGGCAAATGGCACGGTGCCACGCGGCAATACAAACTATGGCCGCGCGCACGACATGAAGCACGAAACGGCATTGCGCGCCGATGGCGGCATGCCTGGAAACACCTCTGGTACAGGTCGAACCGATACAGGCTCGGGGCCAGACGCATGGGCACATGACCATGGCGCATTTGGCATTCAAGACCTAGTCGGCAATGTGCATGAATGGCTAGATCAAATGCGATTAGAAGATGGGCGTATTATCACGACGCTGGATAACGATCCGTCAGTTATTGAAGAAAATTGGCACCGCCATACTGCCTATTTTGATTCGCCGTCGGCCAATCAGTCTGGCAGTGTCGGCTCGCCAATATTGAACAGCACCATTACAAACCGAACTGGCCCAACGGGCGATGACGGTACGAGTTACGGATATAACACAAACAGCCTGTTTTCAGCTATTGCGAAAGACGATAGCTACGCGGAAAACGAAGTGTTGCGCCGATTATTGATCGAATCGGCTGGTGATGCTGGGCTAACAGGCTACATATATTCTCGCAACTATGGCGACCGATTCCCGCTACGCGGTGGCAGTTGGAACAACGGCTCGAATGCCGGGTTGGGCGCGCTCAATCTGAACAATGCTCGTTCGTATTCGGACACGAGCATCGGGTTCCGCCCCGCTTTATTTGTGTAGTGAGTTGTGAATCTTTGATCGCTGGGCGATAGCCCAGCATTTACTTTACTTGTCAGCAGTATACGAAAGGGGTTCGTTTTGACAGTGCTAGTGATTGATGAAAAATGCAGAGAAATGATGATGTATGGATACAACGCTGTGCAGCAATTCCCAAAACACGAAAAACACGTTTTGGGCGCTGAAATCAGGCAGTCAATGCTGTCAGTGCAGCGCTTGATCATTACAGCGTATAAGCGCTATCACAAGAAAACGACGCTAACGGATTTGGATATCGAGCTGTCAATACTGCGTAGACGAGTAAGACTGGCAAAAGATTTACGTTACATAGATGTTAAAAAATACCAGATATGGTCAGAAAAGCTGGTCGAAATAGGAAAAATGGTGGGCGGCTGGATAAAAGCTGCAAACCCACAGAGACAGGGTGCTGCATGATGAATAAGCGGAACCGATTCCCGCTACGCGGTGGCAATTGGAACAACGGCTCGAATGCCGGGTTGGGCGCGCTCAATCTGAACAATGCTCGTTCGAATTCGAACACGAACATCGGGTTCCGCCCCGCTCTTGATAATGCCAGAAACAGCAACGCCAAGGCGTGCTGTCAGTGCAGTCATGAAAAGGATGCAGCATCCTCGGCTATTGCCGAAACACGAATTACCTCGCTCGATGCGTCGAGCGAGTGTTTATACGAACAGATTTATCAGTTTGAAAACATACTGAATGCGGCATATCAGTGTCGGCTCGGTAAAACAACAAACACAGCGGTATTGTCGTTTTTTAACAATCTCGAAGAAAACGTGATCAGCATACAAAACGAGTTAGTTTGGCAGATGTATCAAATGTCGCTCTATCATCATTTTTATGTGTTTGAGCCAAAACGTCGGCTAATTAGCGCACCGCATTTTCGGGATAGAGTTGTGCATAGGGCAATTTATAACATCATCGAACCGCTGTTTGATCGCCAATATATCTATGATTCCTATGCGTGCCGCAAAAACAAAGGTACGCATAAAGGCGCGGATCGGGCGCAATCGTTTATACAGCAAGTGGAGCGTAAACACGGCAAAGCGTTCGCGCTAAAAGCGGACATTAGCAAGTATTTTTCGAGCATCGATCACAGTATATTGAAATCGATATTAGATAAAAAATTAAGGTGCCAACGCACGAAAGCACTGTTGTTTTACATTATCGACAACAGCCCAAGCGATGCGGCAGGCGTCGGCATACCGCTGGGCAATTTGACTAGCCAAGTTTTTGCCAATGTGTATTTGCATGAGTTGGATTGGTTCGTAAAACACACATTAAAAGCGCCAAATTACATGCGTTATATGGATGATTTCACAGTCATTCATCACGACAAAGCGCAGTTGCATGAGTGGCGCGAACAGATCGAGCGGTTTCTGTGGTCACAATTGAGACTGCAAACAAACAGCAAAACGCAAGTATTCCCGATTGCAAAACACAACGGGAGGGCGTTGGATTTTCTCGGCTATCGGATTTACTCAACGCATCGTTTGTTACGCAAATGCAGCGTGAAAAGAATTAAAACCAAGCTGCGTAAATTTCAAAAGAAATACGCCGCTGGCGAGGTCGATCTAATCGACATACAGCAAAATATTCAAAGCTGGCTGGGCCATGCGCGCCACGCTAGCACCAAGCAATTAACGCAAAAACTACTGAGCATAAAACTCAAGAGGGGTCAAAATGAAGCAAACTTACATTTTTAACAACGAAACGCACGACGATTTCAGCGAAGCCTATATGGCAGCGTTAGGCATGGATCAAGAGCAAATCGATTCTGTTTATGCTCAGCGTGCATTCGAGTTGTCGCAAAACGTGCAAAAGCGCGCAAATGCGTACCAGCGCGAATCGGATCCGCTGTTTTTAGAGTCAGTGCGCAAAAGCGCAGAAGGCGATGAAGAGGGAGCAGAAGTGGCTCGAACGCTGGGCATTACTGCTGTAGAGCGCATCAAAGCGCGGTTTCCGCTGAGCTGAGGTGATCATGTTTCTTACTTACGTGGGAATTGCACTGATCGGGTGGGGCGTTAATGCAGTATTAACGCCAGAACCAGCGCCGCCACGGCCCATTTGTTACATGACAGAACCGTACGGGATGGCGAATTATCAACACCAGTTTGGTGTGATGAAGTGGAGTAGATGAAGTCGTGATTCTAGCGCTGAACGATACAAAAATAGAGGGCTACGGACACAAGGTAAACTGCAAGTTTAGTTTGCCTGAGTCCGACTTGTCGGGTAAAAGCTCGTCTACCGCTACAGCGGAAGAGGGCGACAAGGCGTGTCGATTAAGAATCACGTTAAACATTAAATACGATGATTCAGATTATTTAAAGACGATAAAGCGGCTAAGTACTGCAAAAGACGATGGCGGAAAGCGGGTCGTTTATACAATAAATAATCAAACGGCAAAGGCATTTGGCGTTCGGCAAGTAAAGTTCACAGAAGAAGTTAGCGCGCAAGAGTTGGACGATTCGCAAGCGTGGACGGTCAGCTTTACGCTCGTTGAATATTTGTCGATACCGGAAAAAGTGGAAGAGAAGAAAATCAAGGAAGAAGAGCCGGACGCGGCCCCAGCTGATGAAGTTGTGGTGTCGGAAGTGTCGGCAGCAGAAAGCGTGCCCGTGGGTTGGTTTGAGAAAGGGCTCGCATGGATGGATGCAAAATTAGCAGAAGAAGAAGGTAAGGCGGATGAAGTATGACTACACGCTCAAAATTAACGGTGAACGAGTGTCGCTGGTTTCTCATGATGTAGCACTGAACTCTGGCATGCCAGGGCGAGCAACGTTTGTTGTAGAAAGCGCGGTTTCACTCAGTGGGACCGCGTTTTTTTCGTTTGGCATTGATGGCGGGCAGCAACAAGGGCAGTTATATGGATACATAGAAAAATCAACAACGGCAGGCGATGGCGTGCAAAGTATATTTTGCCGAGAAAAATCAAACATGCTCGAAATGCCGGTGCCATTAGCATTGCGAAATGCAACGTTGAAAGATGTGCTGACAAAAGTTAAGGAGATCACAGGGCTGGGTTTTGCACTGCCGTCGGCAGACTATGTCGCCAAAACTGTGCCGCACTTCATAAACACTGGAAACGGGTTTCATTTAATAAAAGCGCTAGCAGACGTATTCGAGATAAGCGGCTATTTGTGGCAGCAGCGACGCGATGGCCTAATTTATGTTGGCGCGTGGAAGGACGGCCATTGGCCAAACTTGCCAATTACAATACCTGCTGCGGTGCTGGATAAGCAGCTGGCAACGCAAAGTGCAGAAATCATGGCGGTGCCAGGACTAAGACCAAATTATTTATTAAACGGAAATCGATTAACAAGCGTTCGCATGATGGGCGCCAAAATGGTGGTCTCATGGAAGCGATGATAGAGCGCACGCTCATGCGCAAATACCCAGAACTGAAAAGCGGATGGCATTTGCCCATGTGGGCCAAAGTAACGGACATACTCACACCGTTGGCAGGGGAAGAGGTGACAGAGGAAGTGCCCGTTTATTCTGTGTCGGTTCAACTGCTAAAAAGAAATGGTGAAGAAGACACGGACGTGCCGGTAATGGTCGATGTGCTGCTACCGGTTCCGGCAGGTGGCGAACAGCGCGGATTTTGGTCAAAGCCAAGCATAGGCACTATTGTCGAATTGGCCTTTGCTTATGGATCGCCAGCGCATCCATTCATTCGATCAATATTGCCGCACGGCTTGAAACTGCCCAACATGGCCGAGACGTCACAACGTTGGCAGCAATCAGAGAAGGCCTATACGCAAGTAAACAAAGACGATGAATGGGAAACCAAGGGCAAGAACAGCACCACAGAGATAGAAAAAGATCTAAGGTTTAAAGCGGGTGAGCTAAGCGAGATAATCGCAACAACACACCATTGCGGCGACGATTCGACAAACATTTATAGCCTGCTTCACGACTTAATGAACACCGTCGCAGACCTCGCAAAAGTTGCAGGAACGCACAACCATTCATACACGTGGAGCGATCCGGGTGGAGCGGGTACAACCTCGCCACCAATCCAGACATCAAGCTACACACAAAAAGGCGCGGAAGCCACGGAACAAGCGGGAAAGCTGCAACCGCTGCTAAAGTAAACGACATACTAAGCTGCAACGAAAGGGCGCTTAATGTGCTCTTTTTTTTGCCATCAATCGAGCCAACCGACCTGCCAAAAGCACTCCTCCCCACGCCTGCGCGCTTTACGCTTATTTATTTCAGCGCAAATTTAAAAGCGCAATTTAAAAGCGCCAAAGCCCACAGGTAAAGAGATAAGGCGAAAAAGGGAATTGCAGTCGAATGAAAGTTAATGCAGCTTAAACGGAGTGAGAGGGGCAGGGAAAAGCCAAGCAAAACCAGAAGGCGCGCGTGTTGAGTGATTTTTAACGAAAAAAAGGCTGAAAAAAAACGACTAGCGGAAAACTGAGCGAAAAACGTATGCATTTGGTAGTATTCGTTTCACATAAATCGCGACTTATAGTTCTATTTTTATCAGAAGAATCTCGTAAAGGGGTAACATGAGGGGTAAAAATATAGAGGCTATGAATTTAAAATCAATAAAATCATATACTTAATCTTATTATGCTGTTAATGATCGATAACAAGCATCGACGTTTTCATTGGTTTACCCCTGTATCCTCCTGTTTGTTAGTGATTGATATTAAAGGATTATTTGTTTTTGCTTGTTTTCTATTGTTTGTAGAAAGCGCGAGGGGGTAGGGGTAAGATTAGGGGTAACGGAATTTTGAAAAGGCGTTACCCCTTCAATGCTTACTGACTTAAAAATAAAGGCGTTAAAGCCTAAGAAAGCTCATTACAAGATTTTAGACGGTGATCGTCTATATCTGCATGTGATGACATCGGGTAAAAAATACTGGCGGATGCGGTATAAGCTGAAAGGGAAAGACAGCTTTTTCACGATAGGCGAGTACCCAATGATAAGTCTTTATCACGCGAGACGAGAGCGAGACAAAGCAGCCGAAAAAGTGTCGCTGGGGCTTGATCCTAACATAGAGAAGAAAGAAGAAGAGGTGCGGCAAAAGCGCCAAGAGTCCAACACGTTTTACGCAGTCAGTGAAGAATACTTCTCAAAGAAGAAAGATGAGCTAAGCGGGCACTATGTCAGTCAATTCGTCGCGATAATGAATAACGATATTTACCCAGCAATCGGCGATATGTCCATATCTCAAATCACCGCACCATACTTGCTAAGAATTCTGGAATCGATAGAGCGGCGGGGTGCGCCAACGGTTGCTATTTTAGCGCGTCAGTTCATGGGCCAAATATTTCGCTATGCAGGTGCCCGCTTAATGGTTGAGGCAGATCCTACCGTATTTCTGTCCGGCGTTATCAGTAAGCCAAAAGTTAGACATGCCCCAGCACTAGAAAAAGAGCAGCTCGTAACGCTATTTAAAAACTTAGCGACTTACAAAGGGTTTCCAGCAACCATTATTGCCGTGAAGTTATTGGCTCATACGTTCATGCGAACAAAAGAGCTGCGATATATGCAGTGGTCATTTATCCAGGGCGACAGTGTTGTTTTTCCAGAGCATGTTATGAAAATGCGAACCAAGCAGATTGTGCCATTGACGCCGCGGGCACTGGAGTTGATCGAAGAGCTACGAAAGTACAACAGCGGGCATGAGCTCATGTTCCCAAATGTGCGTGACCCGTCACGCCCAATGAGTAACACCACTATAAATCGAGTTATTGGGCAGCTGGGTTTTAAAGGCGATTTCAGTGGTCACGGTTTCAGAAGTACGGCATCAACCATGTTGAATGAAATGAACTATCGAGTTGATGTTATAGAACGACAGCTTTCGCACGTAGAAAGAAAAGGCCAGCGGCGGGCCTACAATCACGCTGAATACATCACAGAGCGGCGCGAAATGATGAACTACTGGTCTGAGTTTTTGGTGGGTTTAGGGGTTTAGTTGCGGTGCATTTTTGGCGGGCAGCTTTAGATGTTCGTATAAATCAAAGTTAAATAGGCTAATCGAAGTGATATCTTTTTTATTCAGCGCAATAGATAGTTCCAGTTCTTTTAGTCCTTCGGGTAATTTAAATGGATCATAATCTGTATTGAATTTTATTTTTTGTTTTTTAGTTCTGTATCCGCTCATGATCGGGAAAATAGTAATTTCCTCATTTTGCTTTTCACTTTCATTGGGTAAAGGGATTTCCAGTATTTCACCAACGTAAGACTTACCTGTGGACATAGTGAAAAGCAGGGGAATCCTGTCAATAAATGCGTTAGCAATAAGTGTATCGCTTGGGGTGTCTTGAACTTCGTAAAGATACAATAAAGCTAAGCCTTTACCGTAGCCTTTTTTCATTCTTAAGTTTTGTAAGGTAGCTACAAGATAAGCTAAAAGAGGTACGAATATTGAAGTCTGGAGTAAGAAAGATATGTCTTTGGAATTGTTGAAAATAGGAGAGACCAAATAGTTTATGGCGCTCAATAAAGATATATTGATGCTGAGGTCACAGATAAATAGTTTATCGGGAAGAAAGCTATGCAAGAAAAGAGACGACAAAACTTCGATTAAGAGTAGGCCAAGACCATAGGCAGTTGATCTTAAATATAAATATTGGCCTTGGTATCGATGAAGTTTATAGTATTCGCGTTTGTAATGGTGGCAATAAATAAACCCGCCTACGAGAGCGGGTATCAGAAAAAGTAATTTCATCCATGATCTGCCTTGTCTATTCTACGCGCGGCTTACTATATTGCGTGCTTTTTGGGCTCTGTCTTTAAAGCTATCAGAATTGATGACGTCTTTTGCATCGACTTTCATTGACCCTCTGCCTGTAGCGCGCATAGATGTAAACCCATTCCTTCTGGCTCGATCAATACGATCTAGAACAGCCTGTTCATGAGTATTTGGTTTTGCTTTTAAGAATCCAAACATACTTTGTACTCCACTGTACTGATTGATGTGACGGTACCGTCAACCAATTAATGTTAATACTAATACAGGTACCAGGTTTTACAAACAGATATGAAAAGAAATAAACAGGCAGAAACAGTGAAAAACAAGAAAGTCAATGGAGAGTGCGCATAAAAACACCGCTTAAATGCGGTTTTTTTGTGTCCATTTTTTGGTGACGTGCTAGATTATTGCCTTCTTCATGGTGATAAGGGAGCACCGATCATGGACAGAGCAACACCAAATTACGCATTGGCAAGCAACAAGAAAAAGGCCATTTACTCATTGAAAGGGATTTTGCAGGGCGTAACATCTGATTGCACGCTGAACACAATGGAAGCCCTGTATTTGAATACATGGCTGCTGGATTCGAAGCCATTACGCGACGATCCAGACGTGGTGGATTTGTTAGACCTAATCAGTGACGCATTGGCCGATGGCAAAATAACGGGCGATGAACTAGCCGAACTTAATGAGCTTATTACGGATATTATTGAATACAGAGACTTTGACGACATAACAGATGCGGATCACTTGAATGAGTTCTTGGGCCTAATCAGCGGTATCGTTGCAGACGACAAGATCAATGAAGACGAATTCAAATATTTAGTTGAGTGGTTGAGAGGTCACGAAGAATTGGTTGATGATGTCACCGTATGCGGTGTTGTTAAAAAACTGATTGAAGTATCAGAGTTAGATATCATCACCGGCAAAGACGAACAAGAGTTGCTGATGTTTTTAAAGCAAACAGCGGGTATACGGTTTTTAGAAACAGGCTCGACAGACGTGCACCCAATGGACCACATCGCCGACACGATTGAATCAATGGAGCATGAAGGCGCGCGTATCTGTTTTACTGGTGTATTCGATGCGGGTGCACGAAAAGAAGTAGAAGCCATTGCCAATAATCTTGGCGCTATCACAAGAAAAGCCCCAAGCAAATCCATCGACTATGTGATCATTGGTTCCCAGGTATCGCCAGACTGGAAGCACACCAGCTTTGGCAGAAAAATTCAAAAAGCAGTAGAGTTAAGAGAGTGTGGCCATCCGCTTATTATTTTGACAGAGCGGCAGTGGAGCCAGTTTATTTGACTTGAAATTAAATGGGTTGAGCAATAGACGCGGTAAGTGGTATTGTTTGAATTCATTTGTGAAATGGTGCATTGCGCACACGATGTTAGACCGTCAATCTGGCATCAATAAAAAAGCCGCTTAACCGCGGCTTTTTTGTGTCTGAAATTTAGC